TATATCTGTAATACTCCGGCATGGCCTGTAAAGCAACAAAACCATCCTCTACAATCTGTCTGCCCCAATCTCCACAAAAGGCTAGGATAAGCGGAACCGAAAACAAAATGGTAAGCCATTCGTCTTTCCAGCTATTTGCAGATGCGTCAGCCATTTTAAGATCCCAGTCGATCTCTCCCGTGGCTTTCTTCTCCATTATCACTGCTTCAGCCTTGGCTTTTGCTACTTTTGCACCAGCCTCCGCTTTTGTCTTTTCAACCTTACCTTCTAGCCATGTGCCAGCTAGAGAGGATATGGGACCAATCAGTGCCTGTATCATTCTATTATCCTCACAATGTAATTTGAGCCGTCTTCGTTCTTCTCGATTACAACAGTTTTGTTCTCGCAAGCGTATCTAACCGCCGTTGATTTCTTATATAAATTTCTTTCTATTTTCCGCTTGGTTTTAAGGCATTTAGATATTTTTTCAAATGCCGTATGCTCTGCAACATCACCGCCCATATAGAGTATCAATGTGATTGTTTCAGTTACCACGCTGCCCGTTCCTTATTTTTTCAACTTGTGTCTCAATATTAGTTAACCGCTTTTCATAAAAATCCAAAGTTAATTTTTGTTGCTGATCATGTGGGGCGCGGCCCTCGTCTATCTGTTCCTGTAGTTTTTCAAGCTGCTCTGACAGATGTGTAATCAGCATAAACTGTTCGCTATCGGCTGGCAGAGAACCCATTTCGCCTCTAGGCCATTTAATGCGAAACTCTGTATTCATCCCCAGATCTGTTTCCATCAATATTATCTTATTCTCAATGGTATTAAGACGCTCAATGACACCAAAATACGCCCAAGTACCAACGGTTGCAGCTATAAGCAATGCAATCAGATTGCGGATAGGCATGGCTAATTCAGTGTTTTCACTTAACTTAGTAGCCATTACTTATCCTAAATAATATCCACCAATAAACCCAAAAAGCCATAAAACTGGCAATAAATAAAACATTATTCCACGCCCATAATTTTACTTAACCCAAAAACTTCCATTAACATGAAAGTAAAAAATAAAAGCAACACGCCACCAGCTATTAACTTACCGCTAAAGTTGGTAGATCCAATTTTAATTGCTACAAATTCATTACCTAATATCCGCAATACAAGTTCAAAGCTATTCTCGCCTACAGATACAGAAACTGGTTTTTTCTTTTCTTCACTCACAAGTTGATTTCCCCGCGCAATCTTTTGGAAAACAGTGCATAGCCATTTTATAATGTTCATTATCATAGGCCGCTGACCATCGTTCATCTTCCAACATCCAGTGACATTGTTTTCGACTCATAGGCTGCTGAAGTGACATTTGCCCAATATAATGATCAATGACTCCATCGTTTCCCCACATTGAAATTACCAAAATGTACTCTCTTAGAGCCATTTAAATAATGCCTCTAATTGTTCTAAGGTCATCTAAATTCTTTTCTTTCTTACCGCCATCATACTCCCAAGCATATCCACGACTAACCATCTCTTTATTTATGTTTTGTTCTTTACAAAACAGCCAACCTAAAATACGTCCGTATTTACCTTCCTTTTCTGTTTTGATAATTAAACTATCGCAGTCATCTAACCGTCTTATTAAAAATTCTTTAGCTTCAAGACCAAGTTCTTTTTCTTCATCATCTTTTGTTCTTGTTTCAGGAGTATCAATACCAGCTAATCTAACACGTTCTTTTTTCGTAAGATCAAAACCAAGATCAATTAAAATATCAACGGTATCACCATCAACCACTCTTACTACTTCTTTGATTTTGTACTCATACATCAATATAACTCCGTGTTTTCGTTCACTTTAACAGGCTTACAGTAGGCTGTAACCTTATGCTCTGAAGGAACTCCGCTATAATGTTGATAGTTTCCGTACCTTTTGGTCACTTGTGATGCAAAGAAATTACAATCAATAACGGACCTGAAGTACATATCTTGGCTCTGGATTTTCCCTCCTAACACCACAACCAATAGAAATGCGTGCATCATTTTTTAGCCATATAAGCCTGTGCGCCAAAATAAAACCCCACAATAGATGCCTGACTTAAAAACAACATATCACTTAAACTTGCTAAAAACTGCAATCTGCTTTCTGGTATCATTGGAACCAACGGCAACAAAGCAAAGCTAACCATGCTGACCACAGCTACCCAAGCCATGCGCTTTTGTGCGTCTGCTTTTTCTTCACGAAGCTCTAGCTCAAGCATGTCCTTTGCGTGAGCGATCTCATCATCAGTCACAGTGCCGTCATTATCTAGGTCAAACTGTGCAAACCTAGAATTTTCTGAAAGCTTTTTAACCATTAATAGATTTTAAACTCTCTTTTACGCGAGACACGACCTTGCCCACGGCAGACACCACCGCCTTTACTAAATCCGAAATCGCGTTGACCAGTCTTCGTATCATACTTAAAACCTTTCTTACCCGCTTCTATGGCCTCCAGCATTATCTTTAACTGCTCTTCTGAAAGGCCAGCTAAAACATCTTTCAAGGGAGGCGTTTTTTCCGTCATGACTTTTTCTTCTTAGCTGCTGGCTTCTTCTTAGGTGCTTTGCCACCTACCCAAGCTTCATTGATATTAGGAGTTGATTTGTCATCAGCTTTCAACGTCCCATCTTCGTTTCTAGCACGAACAGGCTCAACGGGTTTTGGAGCTTCTTCTTTAACAGGAGCAACAATAACACCACTTTCCTTTAAACGGGTTTGACGCTTTTTTTCTTTTTCTACTTCCATAAATTTTGAACGTACAGAACTTGCAGACATCACATTTTCCTTTGTAAGTTTGCCGCAGCAATATCTCGCTGGGTCTGGATCCTCTCTTCAGCCACACGGGTTTTTTCTGATGTAGCCTCCTCGGTTAAATCAAGCCTTTGTTGAGCCAGTAAAACGTCATTACGTTCTTTTTGCTTCTCAAGCTCTTGTCTTTCTTCAAACTGTCGGGCTTTTTCCTGAATTTCTGCGCCTCTCAAGGACAATTCCTGTTGTCTGATTTGAACAAGTGGATCTGTCTGGGCTGAATCGGCAGGTGCAACAGCTTGTGCATATTGCTCGGTTAATTCACCAATAAGAGTAGCGGCTTTATTGGCTATCTCGCCCTGAAGCTGTTGAGCCATCTGTGGATTTTGCTCAAGAACAATTTGAGCCTCTGGATCAAGCTGTGACATGACTTCAATCTGCGCTTGCATTTCAGCCATCATGCCAATGTGTTCTTGAATATGACCCTGCAAGGTCATAACAATCGTTGCGTTTGCTTGTGCCACTGGTGTTGATAAAATAGCAAGGTGAGCCTCAATATGAGCCTCGTGATTCTGATCAGGAAACGCTTGCAGTCGCTGACCACGCATAGCCTCTTGATTTTCCTTGGCTGGATTAGCTGGCTGTGGCTGTGGCGGAATGGGCAAGATAGCATCAATGTTAGTAACGCCAAGAGCCTCGTACATCTTCCTATACGCCTGATACAACCCCTGCTCTGCGCCATGTATTTCTGGATTAGACTGGACTAACTGCAATTCTGTTTGTGCCAAGGCGATGCGCTGCGACATGGAAAAGATATTCGGATCAGAAACGGGCAAAACATCAATGCGATCATCAAAATCAGCCTGTTTTATCTCTGGAGGCGCACCCGGAACAGAATATGGGTACACAGGAGCCATATTTCTGGCAAAAATATTGGCTAAAATCTTAAATTCTTGCTTTTGAGAGTAGTGAAGACGCTTGTGAATGGCTGACATGACCTTTGTGCCACGCTCCATAATCGCCATTGTAGTCCCTACAGGCGTTTCTCCGCCCATTTCGCCTATTTTCATGTCTGCCATAGACGCAAACCGCCTACCAGCCTCCACAAGCCCTCCTAAGAGGCTGTATAGCGTCTGTGAAGGCTCTTTAAACGGTAATGTCATGATAGATTGACGAATATCCATGCCAGCGGAGTCTATATCGCGGAACTCACCGGGGCGTAATGGCTCATCTTCATCACGAATACGAGCGCCACGGGCTTTAAAGCCAGCAGGAAGGTTAGATAACGTGCCAGCATCAATCAATTGACGTAAAATACTTGTAGATGCCTGAGATAGACCGCCAATCATGTGCGTAAGGCCAAAACCATAGAAGCCTAGACCGGGCAAAAACTTGTAATGTACAAAATACTGCTGCCTACGCATCAAGGGATCCATTTCGCTGTAATTCCTGCGAATGGACAATATCTCGTTGGTGGCCTCTAGGATGGTAACTACATATGGCATTTTCAAACCAGTAGGCTCACCCGCCATATCCATATCTTCAAAGCCAACTAGATCCAAAGACGTATGAACTTCATGAAGCACAAGCTCTTCAGAGCCAGAGCCAGACAATTGTACGCCTTGAGCTTCATTCAAAGCTTCTTTTACACCGCTATAGTCTTCTGTATTAGGAGATCCACCCGGCAAATCAATGGCTTTGTAAAACCCTGCAAGTTGCAACTTCAGGATTTCGTTCTTATCCATGCGAATAATATGCGTAATGCGCGGCGTAGTAAGCAAATCAGTTGCGCCATAAGGAACAACAACATCTTCAGCATGTACAAATTTGCTAACTGCTCTTTGTAACAGTGGGTCAAAATAAACCTTTTTAAATGTTGAACCTACAATCGGTAGATAAAATAGCATCTGATCTGTTTCAGGATCATACTCTTCCATCTCGTATGTAATCATATAATTCATGTAATCTTTAACACGTTGAGCTTGCTGCACAAGCTGTGGTGTTTCTGCACCCATAGTTTGTGTGCGAACAGGACCACCAGATGGCAGCATCTCACGATAAGCCTGTGCCTGAAACTGCGTCACTGACTCGGCAAGAAGTGGATGAACAACACCAGTAGCACCCTCAAATGGCTGACTACGCTCTTCGTAGTTCATGCCTAAAAGCTCAATACCGCGTTTATATGTATCTTCCCAGTCCTGACGCGAGGACAAATCATCTTCAATGTCTCCAGACAAATCAGAAGCAATAACACCTAAATCATTGTCATCAACAAATTCAGCTAGATTTGCGTCAAAAGGAATATCTTGAACAATTTGTTCTTCAATGATTTCGCCAACAATTGCAGAGCCATCATCCATTTCCATAATACCGGGCTGGGCAGGAAATTCTATAATATCAATCTCGGCTTGTTCTTGAACGGTCATTTCTGGATTGCCAATCCCTATT